TATACACTAAAGTAACTGTCTAAATAAAAATTATTTGACACTGGAGTAAACGCACCTGTTTTATTGTCTAAAGAAACTCCTTGTCCTCTATTAGAAACGTATCCAGGATAACTATGTACATAGTCAAACAACTGTGGTCGATATCCAATATTCCTGCCGGTTAAACTTAAAAACTTTTTTGTCCTAATTGATTTAAAATCTAATTCAGGAAGATGATATTGATCACTATTATAATGATGTAAGTATAAAGATTCAGGTATTGTTTCTGTATAGTATGCACGAATTCTATTCCACATAAAATCCCAAGGAACAATACAAACATTTGTTAATTTTAAATTTGGACTTTGATTTACAGTTAGATATATTTTATTAGGATGGGGAAAGTTTTCAATAAAATTACAAAAATTTTTATGCGCCAAATCATCTATATTAACTATATCATAAAATACCAATGTCTTTGCATGGTACGCTTTTTCTGACGCTTGTATATTCCAATTTATTCCATGTGTATTATAGTGGTCGTTTAATGGCCAAAAATAAATATCCCTAGAAAGATGATCAATATTAAAATTCAATAACTTTAAATGATACGGGATGTCGTCGCCTTCAATCCCTTGAATAATTTGTATCATAAAAGTCCTTTAGTAATTCTGCTATTTTAGTGTGGCCTTGTTTATTAGGGTGAAATAATTTTCCTTGAAAATATTCATTATCTCTAATTTTAGATATATCATATTCTTGTCCAGTTAATGCGTATGTAAGCGTTGTAGGATAAATTAATGACGTATCTACTAATGCAGAATCAAATGTACATAGATCAAAATAACTAAAAAATATAATGTCAATATTGCATCTACTACAATAATTTTGAAATAGTGCTACTGCTTGTGTAGCAATAAATTGATTGTATTCTACGCACTCTACCATACGATACATTTCCCCAGCCAATGTACCAAACTCTATTACTATGTCCGGTGGTCTACCATTGACAGGTATGTTTGTTGTTCTATAATTTGCTTCTGGTGTGATGTTTATAAATTCGTGGAGTGCATTACTATAACTCAAATACCTAGTTAACCCAGTTAGGCCCACCATAAAAATTATTTTACAGTCGTTGGGTTTTTGTTTTATAAAATTAAATAATTGATTTGTAAGATAACCTATACTACTTGCAGGTGTGCCTAGATTTTTATAGTCAGCATTAAAAAGATCAGCTACTTGTGTAACCCAACACTGTTGTTGTGGAAACTCTAGTTCAGACCCGTATGTCCACGAATCACCAAAGCCTACTATAAGTTTTTTCATAATATTACTTATCCAACAAAAAAGGACCTTGCGGTCCTTTTTGTTCTTCCCATCCCTGGGTTGAGATTCCGTTTTTACTGGAATGATAGGTTTGATACAGCGATTTCACCAACATAGTCGCCAGCGTTACCTAACGAAGATGCTGTGTTTGTTAACTCAACATATCCGTAACGTGTCATAAATGATACGACTGGTTCAAATGTAGATGGATCTAATACAACGCCAGAGCTCATCAATGGAATGTATGGGCAATAGAACGCGGCTGCATCAGCCTCGCTAGAACCTTTGTATCCAACTAGAACTGCTTGGCTGTCATTTGCATAACCGTCAACATAAATCTTCATAGCACCGTTTAATGTACCAACAAACTTAGTGTTTGTAGGAGCTTCAAAAGTACCTTCTGTTGTACGAGCAAATGCAGAAGTTGTAGCAGATTGTAGTACTGTTAATGCAGCTGGGGAAACAACAGCCCAGTTACCAGCACCACGACGTGTACGCTGAGCGATCAAGTTTGCTGTACGATTGATTAGAACAGCTAAAGCAGCGTGTTCGTCACCAACGAATGTAGCAGTACCTGAAACAGCGGCTTGATCAAATGTAAAGTTTGTTGCAGCTAGGGCACGTAGTGAACCTAGAATTTCTTGATCAATTTCAACTGTGATTTCTTGTGCTAGGGCAGCCATAATTTCAGCTTCAACATCTAAGCCGTGCATTGATTGAGCATCTTGAGCTGCCTCAAAAGTCCAACGAGCACTTAACTTACGTGTTTTAGCTTCAACTACTTGTTTCAAGATTTGAACGTTAATACGGTTACCAGCAACACCTTCTAGTGTACTAGTTGTATTAGCCATACCGGTGCTTGCGCTACCAGAGTATGCTGATGCAATCTTGAATGGGCTCAATGCTTCGTCACCTGCTGTTGTGCTAGTAGCATAAGCAGACGAATCTGTCATGTTATCTGCATAACGTACACGTAATGTGTGGATCTGAGCAACTGGGCCTGTCATTGGCTGAACACCAACGATTTCGTTAGCAATAACAGTTGGCATAACACGACGGATAACAGGTAGAATTACACGATTAAGTGTAGCTACGTTACCAGCTTGTGTTGCACCGCCTGTTGCGTTTTCTGCCAACATGCGACGAGTGTTCTCTAGGATCACTCCCATTGTAGTTCTTTTAGAGCCATTTAAGCCTTCTAACAGGGCTTCTTTGGTCTCGCCCCAACGGCTTTCTAATAATGCTTGTGTCATAATATTTCCTCTTTCCTTTTAGGGTTTATTTAAGCCCTGCTAAACGTCTTAGTTCGTAAACATTAGTTGGAACTTCTGTTTCTTTACTTTCAACGGCAGTTTTAGCAGTTTTATCACCAGTTACTACTGCACGACTCTCTGTTAACACTTTTGCCTGTGGGGCTGGAGCTTTAACATTGGCGTTGTTCAATACAGCTGGTAGATACTTTTCGTATGCTGACTGTAATTTTTCAGTTTGCACACTTTCAAGAAGATCACGCATAATTGCAGCTTTCTCCTTGTTTAAAGGTTTCATCATTTCTGCAAGACGGTCCTTGCGCTCTGCTGATTCCTTAATAATACGAACTTCACGATTCTTTGATTCAACTAACACATTCTTCTCTTCAATTTTCTGGACTGCTTCAGATAATTTCTTAGTCAATGTACCTACGGTACCTTGTAACTTACGAATTTCTTTGTTCTCATTTAAGTGAGTACCAGCAAATTCGCTTGCGAATGCTTCAAATAGACGACGTCCAAACATGTTCTCACGAGCAATTTGAATATCTTCTTTTAGTTGAGTCAATTCTGACTCTAACGAAGTAGTTACAGCTTCTTTTACAGCTTCGGCAGATTGAGCAATGAATTTGTTTTGTAGTTCAGCTAACTTAGCTTTACCTTCAGCAACTAAACGAACCTTAGTTTCCACTACGGCTTTTTTGTCTTGCTCAAACTCTGTAATTTCTTGTGCTAGAGCATTCATTGTGAATTGTTCTAACTTAGAAATTGCGCTTTCGTAAACTTTACGATCTGCACGTAGTTCTTTAATTTCATTGGCTAAATTTTTAACCATAAAATCATTGAACTTGCCGGCCGATTCAACCATGTGTGTTTTAAACTTAACACGGTCTTCAGCTAGTTTTTTCTTTTCATCTGCAAACTCTGAAAGTTCAGCAGTTAAAGACTCTGTAACCATTTTGTCTAGAGCTTCAACCATTACTGATTTGTCATGCTGGTAACGTTGAGCAAATTCTTCGCGTAATTCTGCACGAACTTGTTCTTTAGCTTCAGTAATGCGTGATTCCCAAGCTTCGCCAATGGCTTGCTTAGTTTCTTCATTAATGATTCCGTTATCCAACAATGGTTTGATAGCATCTAACATATGGATATTTCTCCTATAATTTTAAATCTTTGATAAAGCCCTTAACGGCTTCCTTCAGGTACTTCTGTACTTTTTGATCTTGACTGGCTTCACGTGCCATTTCAAATACCTGTTGTCCGCCACGCATATTCATCAAGCCTTCATAGATGGCTTTAGGATAAGCATGTGGGGCACTAGGTTGTGCTACGATGTCTACGGTAATGATTTCAAAATCACTAACGTGTCCATTACTTTCGTTAACATTACCAGATCCACGTGAACTTACGCCTAGCTTAACGCCAGAAGTAATCATGGCCGAAACAAGTTCGCCCATCGGTGTAGGTAGTATTGTTAATTTTCCAAATCCTGCAGGACCGTCCATCCACATTTTATCAATCATGTGGCTAACACGATCCAAATTAATTTTTAGGTCATCTGGATGATCAACTTCACCCAAAACACTATAACCTTCTTTAATTTGGTTATTAATAGTTTCAACAGCTTTTCCAATTTCGTGAACGGGGTATACACGTTCGTTAGCGTTCTTCACGCCTCCTTCAATGAATACCCCTTCCATTTTGAGCTTTTTCTTACCACTTCCGTCGGCAGAGTCTTCAGATATAATCTTAATACCCGCCCGGTCAAATGTTAAGTGCTCTTTTAGATACAAAGCCATTTGTATATCCTAACTATTACTTACCAGTATTTTGCTTCTGTACAGCTTTATCGTTTACAGGAACAGAGCCACCTTGTGCAACTTCTTTACCTTCTGCACTTTGTGATGCTGAACCACTAGCGTTTAACTTAGCAGCTTTGCCGCCTGGAACATTTACGTTGCCAGCGTTATCAACTTTAGGTTTGTCTGAGCTCGGGGCTGATGTACCGTCTTGATTCTGTACGCCACCTTTTGAACTAGCTGTAGAACCACCAAAGTCTGCGCCAGGACCAGTAATAGACTTGCTGTTTACGCCTGCCTTTTTACCTGTTGAACCAACTGGCTCGCCTTCACTATATGTACTAGGTGTTAAATTAATATCAGAAATCTTTTCTGTATACTCACGCATTAATTCTGTTGCTGTTTTTGCAACTCTGCGGCTTTCTTCAGTTTTTTCTTTCTTTGCTTCTTTTTTGTCTTCTTCGTCGTCTTCTTCGTCTTCGTCATCCTTAGCTTCAAACATTGCTGG